AGGATATACTATACTGATGTCCGAACAATAATGGTGGGGTTTTACGCCTTGCCATTTTTTGTTTTCTGCGCTAAATTATTAAGAGATGCCTTCGGGGTCTTATATCAAAACACTCGCTTATTTAAGGAGAAACCCAATGACAAATTTTACGCCGACCAGGCCAGCGCCTACGGTTTGGGAAGTATATCAACCATTCAATGTGGGATTAGATCATATTTTTACTCGGTTGGAATCAATGTCTGGCCACAATACAAACTACCCGCCTTATAACATAATCAAATACGATGGTGCTAATTACGAAATTGAAATCGCTTTGGCTGGATTTTCATCAGAAGAGATTGAAGTATCTACAGAACAAAACATTCTCCGAGTTGCCTCCAATGTTCCGAAACCAGATACTGAACGAAATTACCTACACAAAGGTATCTCTAAACGTTCCTTTACCAATATGTGGCAACTGGGAGGAGATGTAAAAGTATCTGCGGTAGATTTTACGGATGGTTTATTAATAATTTCATTAGAAAAAATTATTCCGGAAGATCAAAAAAGAACAGTATATAACATTGGAACAAGTGAGCAACAATTTTTAACTGAATAAATAAGTCGTATCGTTGTCGCTGGAGCAAGGCTGGTCAGAATCAGCCCTTGCTCTTTTTTTCTTTTTGTGATATAATGTCAATACCTTGATGAAAAAATATGGAAACTCAAACTGCCTCTATTGTAATTTTAAAAATAGGCACTCAAATTATTTGTGATTTAAAAGAAGTTTTTGATGGGGAAGGAGAAAACAGAAAAGCTATCTGTCTTCTTATGATACATCCCTATGAGCTTTCTTTAATTAATAGTGCTCAAGAAAATATGTCTCAAGATCTTCAAGTTAAATTTAGTAAGTGGTGTCCATATTCTGTGGATTATCAATACAAAATTCCTTATGATTCTGTAATGGCTATTGGTGTTTGTGATACTGGTCTTGAGCAAGTATATCGTAACAAAATTGAAAAATTGACCGAAATTATAAATCAAAATGCTCAGCTTCAACAAGAAAAAGATGACAAAGTAATCAATCCAGAAGTAATGCCAAATGAATGAAACAATTAAATTAATTAGATTTTCTGGAATATGGATCATTTCTGAAATGGAAGAAATTCCGGATGTGGAGTTCGGAGATCCAGATTGTGTGCTAAAATACCCGTATGAAATAGAGGGCACTTGCTTGGGAGTGTTCCCTCTGTACGCCAGAGACCGAGAGTTTGTTGTGAGATCATCTGAGATTAGCTTGATTGCTGATCCAACAGATTTTATTTACAATCAATATCGTGGTTTAGTTGACGCAGAAAAACCTACCCCTATTGTTGAAGAATCTGAAGAATGAAATTTTACACCAGTGTTGAACAATCCGGAAATTCTATTCTGGTTCGTGGTTATGAAAATGGTAAAAAATTTCAAGACAAAGTTCAATTTAATCCAACACTCTTTCTTCCTTCTGCTAAGCAAGAAGAATGGAAAACACTGGACGGCAAGAACGTCCGTCCAGTAAAGCAAGGTGGCATTCGGGACGCCAAGCAATTCATTGAAGACCATAAAGACATTGAAGATTTTCAAATCTATGGACAGACTCGTTTTTTGAATCAGTATATATTTGAACAATATCCTGATGAGGAAATCAAATACGATACTAGTAAGATTCGTGTATTTACTCTTGACATTGAAACTGGTGCCGAAAATGGTTTTCCTGATATAGAATCTGCTGATCAAGAAATTCTTTTGATCAGTATTAAAGATAGTGATATGGGTAGGATCACTGTGTTTGGATCTCGTGCTTATGACAATTATGATAAAGAGGTTAACTACTTACATTTTGAATCGGAAGTTGGATTATTAAATGGGTTCCTTCATTGGTGGACACAAAATTATCCTGATGTAATTACTGGATGGAATGTTCAACTGTTTGATATTCCATATATCTATCGTAGGATTGAGCGTATGATTGGAGAAACAGAAGCTCGTCTTCTTTCTCCGTGGAAGAATACTATGTCTCGTGAGATTTTTATTAAAGGTCGTAAGAACTTTGCTTATGATCTTATGGGCATAGCCACATTAGATTATCTTGAACTTTATAAAAAATTTACTTATACTAATCAAGAATCATATCGCTTAGATCATATTGCTTCGGTAGAACTTGATACTAAAAAACTTGATCACTCCGAGTTTGATACTTTCAAAGAGTTCTACACAAAAGATTGGGACAAGTTTGTAAAGTACAATGTCATTGACGTTCGCCTTGTTGACCAACTGGAAGACAAGATGAAACTGCTTGAACTTGCTTTTACTATGGCATATGACGCCAAAGTAAATTTCGAGGATGTATATTCACAGGTTCGTATGTGGGATAACATCATCTATGTTTATCTTGCCAAACAAAAGATTGCTATTCCCCCAAAGAAAGAAAGCACTAAAGACAACAAGTATGCTGGTGCTTATGTAAAAGAACCTGTGCCTGGGATGTATGATTATGTTGTAAGTTTCGATTTAAACAGTCTCTATCCACATTTAATTATGCAATACGCAATGTCCCCAGAAACTCTTGTTAGTATGAGTGATGTTAATAATCGTATTGCAGAATTAGAAAAAATGTTGTAGAATATTCACACCTTATAAATAACAATGTGCGGATACAATAAAATAAATGCAACCCAAATTTAATATAACACAAGAACAACTTTATCAACTTTATATTGTTGAAAACAAAAGTCGCAAAGAGTGTGCTGATTTTTTTGGATGCTCTGACCCACTGATAAAACAAAAAATAAAAAAATTTAACTTACAAAAACCTAAACCTTTAGAAAATAAAAACAAAGAAAGAAAAAAAGTTCTTTATTGCAAAAATTGTGGAACTGAATTTATAGTTAGTAGATTTAGAGCAATAAATGAAAAGTGGAAACTCAAATTTTGTTCTCATTCTTGTTCTGCCAAGTTTAGATATTTGGGAGAGGAGCATAAAAGAGCGGTATTAAATTCTATTGCTGCTCGTAGAAGATGTAGAATAAGAGATGCTTTTGATGAATCTGCAGACCAACAAAAAATAAATGAAATTTATTGTGAAGCAAAACGATTATCAGAAGAAACTAATGTTCCTCACGAAGTAGACCACATAATTCCAATTTCCAAAGGTGGAAAGCATCACGAAAATAACTTGCAAATTATCACTATGAGTGAAAATCGCAAAAAACACGCCAAAATTATTAATAAAAATATACAATATGAGTAATAATATGTGGAAAGATGTTCGTAAAATGTCTCAAGAGGAAATTGTAGAAGAATTGGAGACACTTAGGCAAGTAAGAGAACTTTCTACTCAAGTGAATGTAGATAAACTTCTTAAACAAGAGTTAAATTTTGAACCTCTAAGGAAAGCGAATCTTACTATGACTGCAAATGGAGCACTCTATCACAGAGTAAAAGGATTTCTGCCAAAACTCATGGAAAAGATCTATGAGGAACGCACTATTTACAAAAAGAAAATGCTGGCTGCCAAGCAGGAGTATGAAAACAATCCAACGGTTGAATTGAAGAAAGAGATTGCCCGTTGCAATAACATTCAGATGGCACGTAAGATTCAACTTAACTCTGCTTATGGTGCTATCGGTAATGAGCACTTCCGTTATTACAAACTTGAAATCGCTGAGGCAATCACTCTTTCCGGTCAGCTATCTATTCGCTGGATTGGCAATAAGATGAATGCTCATCTAAACAAAGTTCTTAAAACAAATAATGTAGATTATGTTATTGCTTCTGATACTGATTCTATGTACTTGTCTCTGGCCGGCTTGGTTCAGAGTGTATACAACGGGCGAGAGGTTACTAATGAAAAAATTGTTGGGTTCCTTGATAAGGTCTGTCAGGTGGAACTTGAGCCTTTTATTGAAAGTTCTTACCAAGAACTGGCCGAGTATGTAAATGCTTATGCCCAGATGATGAAGATGAAGCGAGAGAACATCGCCAATCGTGGATTCTGGACTGCCAAGAAACGTTATGTTCTTAACGTATGGGATAGTGAGGGTGTTCGATACAAAGAACCCAAGATGAAAATCTGTGGTATGGAAACTGCCAGGTCTTCTACTCCCGCATACTTCCGAGACAAGTTGTATAAAGCATACACAATTATCATCAATCAAACTAACGATGACCTCATTAATTTTATTGAACAGATCAAAGAAGATACTCGAAAACAAAATTACCTTAATATTTCTTTCCCACGAGGATGTAATGGATTACAAAAATATTCAAGTCGTTCAACGATTTATAAGAAGGGTACTCCTATTCAGGTCAGAGGTGCATTACTGTACAATTACTATGTACGAAGTAATAATCTTACTCATAAGTACCCTCTTATCCAAGAAGGAGAGAAGATCAAGTTTCTCTACCTCAAGATGCCAAACCCCATCCAAGAAAATGTAATATCATTTTTTAGTACATTACCAGTAGAGCTTAATCTTGATAAGTATGTGGACTACAAAAAACAATACGAGAAGTCATTTTACGAACCGCTCAAAAATGTGGTAGAATGTATTGGATGGAATACCGAGCACAAAGTTTCGCTTATGAATTTTTTTAATTAGGAGGACTATGAATTTTTTACAACAAGTTATTAAAGATAGTAAAAACGAGTACGCTGCACTCGTTTCGGATGGTGTCGCTGCTGGCGATGTAGAATCTTTTGTTGACACTGGAAGCTACGTATTCAATGCCTTGGTTTCTGGATCATTATTTGGAGGAATACCTTCAAATAAAATTACCGCTATTGCTGGAGAATCGGGTACAGGAAAGACTTTCTTTTGTCTTTCTGTTGTTCGGAATTTCCTTAATAGCAATCCTGATGCTGGTGTTATTTACTTTGAAACTGAGTCTGCCCTTAATAAGCAGATGATTGAGAGCAGGAAAATTGATTCCAAGCGTATGGTTATCTTTCCTATTGATACAATTGAAGAGTTTAGAACTCAGG